CAGCTTCAGTAGGAGTATAATCTTTTATATATCCAAATGCAGCTATATCAGCATTAGTATCTGCTGCGACAGGAGCTGCCCCAACCTGAGTAGACCCTGATTCAGATTGATTAGTAGATATGAAATAAGTACCTGCTTGAGCATATGAATCGGTACTAGATTCTACTAATTTATTTAAAGCTGGACTTATAAATGTATCATATACATCGATTGCGTCCATCGCTCGAATATCATTCGTAGAAGTTCTATAAACAGGATATGAAAAATTACCCCAATTAGTTCCTGTTCTATATGGGAACGTCTGATTAGTAATCGTTTGAACAGTATTGTTATAGGCAACAGTTGTAGTGCTTGTAGCAGGCGCAGTAGGTGGCACAGCTGTCGTAGAGCTAGCTATTGCACCTGCGATTGCTCGTGTCTCGGTAAGCTGTGTAAGGTTACCACTGCCCTGATTAATAGTCAGTGCTACAGAAGGACTTAGTCCATATTGTCTGATAACCTCATCAACTATTGTATCTACTTCATCAACAGTAAAATCTCGAAGGTCACCAGAGCCTTTATCTAGTTTTAATGGACGTCTTATGGCCATAATGAATCCTAGTTATACGTTTGCACCATATATGGTCTTACATACTACTCCGTCTGAGTCGTACAATATTAATGATTCTGGCCCCGCTAAGTTTGCTGATGTTAAAGGAAAGAATGAGTTTGAAACAAGAGTTGTAATACCAGCTGAGTCTAGTCTTGCTAGACCCCAAATCTCATTGATCGCACCAACAAGATCAGAATCCTCTATTGTACGAAGCTCTGCCAAGTCTCCAACGTTGAAAGATATTTCGTTAGTCTTATCTTTCCAAGTTGATACTAGATCATTTATATCTACTAATGTTCTTGCCATTTACTTCTCCGCAATTTGCTGTAATAGAAGTTTGATAGCCTGCATATCTGACTTCAGTTCTGTTACATCGTTCTTCATATTTAGGACTTCTAATTCTTTCTGTTCTCGGGCAATCTTAGCAGCTTTTGCTTTTCTAATTTCGTTCCCGTTAACATTTATAATAGCCCGTGTTGAAGGATCTCTGACAAAGCCAGATAATCCTTCTACGGGTAGGTGTGTTTCAAGTTCAATATTACTCATTATGTTGCCATCGCGATTACACGCAAGTCCTGGAATAGTGGTGGTTTAGCGTTATTGTGAGTTGTCATTACAAGTTTGAATATGAATCGTGTGAAAGGAACGGCCAGGCCACTTGATCCACCTACAACATATTCATAGTCTCTAAACACATCTGGGTTCTCATCGGTTGGTAGAATTTCTTCTTTAAGAACTTCAGTCCAAGCGATATCATCAAACAACTCATCACCGCCTGCAACTTTATAATACAGTTGGAAGTCGGAAGCAGATGGTCTGTTTGCTGCTAGTATAACTTTCAATCCTACAGCTGCTTCAGACAACGTAACGGGTCTAGTCACATGTTTTGAAAGAGCAGTACCAGCAATTTTATCTGTTTCGGGGACATAAGTCAACGGAACATTGAAATTGGTAGCTGGGCTACTTGCTGGGTTATCAATTCTATTATGGGTTAACCACAATGAAGAACGCTGCATATCGATAACAGGTGTGACATATGTTGTATCAGAAGCCATATCAACTGCAATTGTTGCTGACTTAGCACCAATTGGTAGATTCAATTGTTCTTGTTTTCCTGTCATCACAACTCTTGGAGCATCTAGGATATTACGTTCCTTAACAGACAATGGAATGTAAGAAGCATCAAGGTCATACAGAGACTCTGTATTAGCATTTGACCGGCCTGATGCGAACTTGCCCGAAACAGCAACACTCGTACCTTGCGGAAGATTGAAATCAATGTTGGGCCATACTTCTTCATACATTACTTGTCTGTTTATCTCAACATCAAATCCACCAAACTCTTGGCCAGCATTAGGACCACTAGTGGCCGAATCTGCATTGATAGTGAAGAAGTCGTTATCAACCGATTGTACAAATGACTCGCCTAAGATAGAAGATGTCTTTATAGTTGATAGAACAGCATTGGGGTCCAACCCAGAAATGGTCACACGATCATTCACATTGAATCCGTGATCAGGGGCATTAAATCTTAGAACGGCAGAGCTGTCAAAACTTCTAATTGGATTTTCAGTAAGTAAGTAATTAGGAACTGTCGTATTGGTTAAAACAGCTTCTGCTGGACCTGTATTGAATTCTGCTCTATACAACTTGAACATCATATCTCTTTCTTGATCTGGTGTCCATGTGGATGTGTTCTGTGATTTAAACAGTGACCCCAATGATGGTTGTGATGTGATTCTTTTCTCTGTTGAGTTGAGAATAAACTCACCAGCTTCAGCAACATACACATTATAGGCATCTGTCTCTGCAATCAACACTACAGCATATTCTTGATAAGGCAACAGATAAACTGGTTCTTCGAACTCAAAGTTTGTTGCAGCAGAAGCATTAGCAGATGTGTTGATTCCGGTAGGAGATTTAAATACTACGCTACCTGGGATAATGTCTTCCGAAGATGGATGGCCATTAACCATTGGACGTAACTGCATTTCTACTGGAATAATATCATCTTTGGTTTCGAAGAAAATATCTATAGATGTTATGAACACACCATCTTGATCTGGAATGAAGAATGATTGTGCTAACGGATCTCTTTGACGAATAGTTCTTGGAGGAACAATTACTGAGCCATTAATTCTACGCTCACCAGTAGCTACATTCCACAAGTGCATATTACGGCCCAAGGATGTTGTAGTAGTAGATGTTGAAGTTCCAGTACCAGTGACAACGTTTCTAACTCGAGTACTTTGAATAGTTCTCTGTCTTGTTTCCAACGTACCTGCTGATACGAATGGAGTTACTCCAATTGATGTTGCATTATCTTCGTTGTTTGTGGAGATATCAAGAAGTTTAAATTCTCTTGTTCCTGTTCTAAATCTAATAGCGTTCGTGCTTGGAATTAAGAACTCGCCTTCTACTGCACCTTCGTTGTTAGTAAACAAGAAGTCTGCACCTTCTGGAATTCCAGAAGCATTACTATACACATTACCCACTTCTTCATTGCGCTCAGCAATACGTGAGAAACTAGTTTGACGTACCCATGCTGAAACATCAACACCATCGAAGAAAGGCCAAAGCCTCGTATTAGGTTTCAAGCCTTCAGCTTTGAAACTTACTCTACGTGATCTCATGAATGGGATCAGTGCTACATCAACAACTCTATCACCCACAACTCTTCTTATTGTAGAGAATGAAGCAACTCTAGCTACAGCTGATGTTGTCGTTACAGTAGTTGTTCTATTTGTCTGAACATTTGCTGCTCTCCAGTTCCCAGCCGCACCTCGGCCAACCGTTTGGTTGGAAAAACGAGTCGAGCCAGATCTACCAAGTGTTTGAGATCTTGCGTCACCAACTTGTGTACCTGCCCAGTTCCACTGAGCATTATTGAATAGTTGTCTCTGACTTCCACTAAAGTTAGTAGTTGTACCGCCACTTACGGTCCGCGCTGCTGAAAAGCGGGTTTCTTTCCACTCATCTGAAGATGGTGATAGAGTTACAGTACCCAAGTTAGTTATGACATTGAATGGGTTAATATTCATAGTCTCGGATACTTGAGGTTGATTAATATAGTCTACTTGGCTATATTTTCTGTATACATTATCACCTTTTAGGATTGTACCACTCGACTGATTTGAATCATACTTCAGTCGAATTGCCTCTTGGGCAAAATCAGGTCTCAAGATTTTCTGCTGTGGGTCGATAGAAGCTCTATACTCTGGGTGATCAAAAGACGATGCTAATTGATCTGCAAAGTTGTCAACTAAGAAACCAGCTTTTGTTCTATCATTACCACTGGCATCAAGAACATCTAGGTTAGATAAGTTTGTTTCAAGTGACGAAAGAGTTGTTATTTCAGTGAGAGTTTCTAGCTTAGAAGAAATCTCGCCAACATCTTGCATTTGATATAGCTTCTTCTCTAACGGCTGTGTACCAATATCCGAATCAGAAATTGTAAACGCATCCATTGTAATATTAGCTAGGATCATTTCGTTAGGTGAAGTGTCAGGGAACTTAGGATTTAAAGATGACCGGCCCTGTTTTACTCTAACCAGACCATCGATGTCAACTGTTACTCGATCATAACGAGGTAGATAGTATTCAATATCTGCAGTTATTAGATCTGTGTCATCTGGCAATTCATTAATTCGAGAATTGCCTGATTGAAAGTCTGAGTCTGTATCATCAATTCTTGGACGGAAGTCAATAACATCTCTTAGCTCTACCTTCTGGCCATTTTTTAAAGTATGAGATGGTATTGAGCCATACTCAACTTGACCAGAATATGATGGTGCTGCGAAGAAGTCACCAGACGCACTATGAGTGAAGTAGCGAAGTCTTGCAAACACATTTCCGTTTGGCACGCGCGCGTCTGCTTTTAAGATAGCTTTAGCTGGAGCATAACAGTTATCTCGTTGGCCATTATCAATTATGAATGAGCTGAGTAAGTTTTCACCATCAGAATCAGAATCACGCAAACGATCTAGTTTGAACAGATCTGGTTTTCCTAATGGTAGAAACTTGACACCATCTGAATCTGTCTGTAGAGCAGCACTAACAGTTGTTTCCACTAACGTCTTGGATCTAACAGCAGCTGATGCTTTGTTAACCTTACCTACAATTCTAATTGCAGTAGAAGCGGGCCCGCCAGATAGTGACACAACTTGAGAACCAGCACCAGTAATTGTAATACCGGTTTGAATAACACCAGTCACATTATCAATAATAATCCAATCATTAGTATTTGCAAATGTTTCACCACTAGCTGTTAGCGTAAGCGATGCATCTCCAGAACCATCTAATGTAGCTAAAAACTGTCGTTGCACTTCTAGTGAAATATCTGTCATCAGTTTAGGACGATAGTAAGTTAATGGAAACAGCAAATTGTTATTTGCCGGTTCTTGTAGGACACTACCCTGTTGAAGGACAACATCTGCGCGATCCGTCGTGCTAGTACCAATAGACACAGTATCTTCTATATTGTAGCCTGCATCCATTTTAACATCGAACAAGTAGAATCTGTAGTTTGCTCCATCGCGAGAAATGTGCCTGACACGCGCTGTGCCAATCTCGGCACCTGGAGCAGCCTGAACTGCGCTGTATAGGGTTTCTTGTTGAAAGACATTAATATCTGGCAGACCTACGACATTATTAACAACAATGTAGTTACCATAATCAGTAGATGATACATCATTGTTCAATGTAATGGTGTCTTGTGCCCGAGGGGTTCTCAGTCTTGTTGTATAATCACGATGCGCCCGATATCCTTTAACATATGCTGTACCTGGAGATACTACTGTCTGTAAGAAAGCTGCATCTGAATCATCTTCGTGATGAATAAAGAATG